AGGACAGTCTCTAATACAAGATATGCGTAGAGCTGGACTTCCAGTGTTGGATTACTTGCCAGATCGTGATAAACTCTCTAGAGTACATGCTGCTACTCCTATAATGGAGGCAGGACGATTGTGGATACCACGTTTTAAAGATTGGGCAGAAGACTTGTACGCAGAAGCTATACAGTTTCCCTATGGAAAACACGATGACCAAGTGGATGCTATGGCTATGGCTATACATTACCTGAAGGATTCATGGCATCTTACACATCCAGATGATCCTGAATATGAATCTAAACCAATCGAAACAAAAAGATACTGGAGTTTTAACTAATGGACTTTTCAAAAATGGCTGGACTATCAAGTATATTAGATTTTGCAAAAAGGCAATTTTCTCCCCAAGAAACAGAAGTTGTGCAAGAAGAAGTTGCAGTAACTCCTGATAGTGTAGTTGAAGAAACTACAGTAGAAGATTATAATCCTTATATAGATCATCTTATGGAAAAAGAAGGATTTGAATTAGAAGCTTATAAACCTACAACAAAAGAGAATGAACCTTGGACTATAGGTGTAGGTGCAACAGGAGAAGGTATTGCTGAAGGTACAGTCTGGACACCAGATGAAGTGCGTACTAGGTTACAAGCTGATATTGTAGAAAGACTTCCAGAAATAAGAAGGCAGATTCCTAACTTTGATTCTTTACCTATTGAATTAAAAGTACCTTTATTAGGTTCATGGTTTAGAGGTGGAGTTAGTGGTAGTCCAAAGACAAAGGAATTAATAGCTGAAGGTAACTTTACAGAAGCTGCTAAAGAATTTTTAAGAAATGAAGAGTATGAAGAATCTAAAACAGAAGAAGGTAGAGCCAAAGGTATGCGTGGTATTGGTACACGTATGGAAGAATTTTCCGCAGCTCTTCAGAGACATGGTGAAAAAGTACAAGGTAACGCAACTGGTGGTATGGTAATGCGTAACCCATATAATAATTATAATAAACAGAGGATAATATAATGGCTGTAGAAAGAAATCCTTTCGAAGGTAGTAAACAAGCAGTAGAGTTAGACGAACTTGAAGAAAAAGTAGAAGCTGTACTTGCTCCAGATAGTATTGAAATAGAAATAGAAGGGGAAGAAGAGATAGAAGTGACTCCAGAAGAAGGTGATCATTATGCTAATCTTGTTTCTGAATGTGATGACGAGCAATTAAAAGAAATTGCTAGTGAAGTTATAGAAGGATTTAATACTGATAAAGATTCCAGAGAAGAATGGGAAGAAACATTTGAACGAGGTTTTGATCTTCTTGGTTTAAAACTCCAAGAGACCAATGAACCTTTTGAAGGAGCATGTACAGCAGTTCATCCCCTCTTGATTGAGTCAGCTGTTAAGTTTCAATCCAAGGCATCACAAGAACTCTTTCCTTCAGGAGGTCCAGTTAAAGCACACATCTTAGGTAAGGTTACACCAGAACGTGAGCAACAAGCACAACGTGTTAAACAATTTATGAATTATCAGCTTACTGATCAAATGCCAGAATACTTTGATGAATTTGAAAGAATGCTTTTTCACTTACCTTTAGTAGGTTCAGCATTTAAAAAGATTTATTATGATATGTCCTTGGAACGTCCTGTATCAGAATTTATACCAGTAGATCAATTCTATGTATCTTATTATGCAACAGATCTCAGAAGAGCTGATCGTTATACACATCTTATCTATAGATCACCCAATGATATGCGTAGAGATATAGCAAGTGGTATGTATGCTGATGTAGATCTACCCAACGCTAGTACACCAGATCAAACAGCTATGGGATCTAAGATAGCTGAAATTATGGGTCTTGCTGTAGGTTCTTCTGATCCTCAGTATACTTTATTAGAACAACATCGTTACTTAAATCTAGATGATGATGAAGATGCAGTTGCACTACCATATGTAGTAACTGTGGAACAGGAATCAAGAATAGTTTTATGTATCCGTAGAAATTATGATGAGAACGATCCTAAGTTTCAAAAGAAATTACACTTTACCCATTATAAGTATGTACCCGGATTTGGTTTTTATGGTCTAGGTCTCATACATTTCCTTGGTAATCTTACCATGACAGCAACAACTGCCCTACGTTCTTTGATAGATGCTGGTCAGTTTGCTAATCTGCCCGGTGGCTTTAAAGCTAGAGGTGTTAGAATGGTTGGAGATAATGCTCCTATTGCTCCGGGTGAGTTTAAAGAAGTAGAAGCCACAGGTATAGATCTAAGTAAAGCTATTATTCCATTACCTTACAAGGAACCATCCAGAACTTTAATGGAAATGTTAAATTTTGTCGTAGGTGCTGGACAGAAATTTGCAGATTCCACAGAACAAATTATTTCTGAATCTACTAACTATGGACCTGTAGGAACAACAATGGCTCTCTTGGAAGCATCTTCCAAATTCTTCACAGCTATTCATAAAAGAATACATAAATCGCAAAGAGATGAGTTTCAATTATTAGCACAAATTAATTATGACTTCTTACCAGAAAATTATCCTTATGAAGTGATAGGTGGAGATCAGTCTATAATGAAAACGGATTTTGATGGGCGTATAGATGTTGCTCCTGTATCTGATCCTAATATTCCAAGTAGTGCACACAGAGCAGCATTAAGTCAGATGGCTTTGTCCTTGGCTCAACAAACTCCTCCGGGCATGTTTAACATGAGAGCATTGTACCATGAAGTTCTTTCAGCAGCTAACTTTCCAAATCTAGAACAGGTACTACCCCCAGAGCCTAAACCAGAACCAAGAGATCCACTGGGTGATATATTAGCTCTTTCTCAAAGTTTACCAATTAAAGCATTTCCGGGTCAGAATCATCAAGCTCATATTACATTTAAAACTGCATTCTTACAAGATCCTTTATTAGGTAAAAATCCTTTAATGAAAATGGGTGTACCTATTTTAGAAGCTAATATACGTGAACATATGCTTTTACAATACCAAGAACAACTAGGTGGTATGGTACAAGCAAGTGGTGTAGCTAATGATCCACAGACTATGGAAATGGTAATGGCTCAGGCAGCTGAACAAATTGCTCAAGCTAATGCTAACCAAGCAGCAGCAATGTCACCTGAACAACAGATGCTAATGAATGAACAACAAAGAATAGAACTAGACGAACAAAAAGCAAATGTTGAAGCAGTGAAAGATGTATCAGAACTTGCCATTAGAAATCGTGAAGTTGATCTGAAAGAAGATGAACTTGCTGTTAAAGCTATGACAGAAGCTGGTAAGCTTGCTCTGAAAGATAAAGAGGGAGCATCTAAGAGTATGGAACTTGCAGCTCGTTTAGCTCTTGATGCAGAGAAAGTAGATTCTGGTATTGATGAACGTCAAGCTAATAAAGCTATTGATACATTCCTTAAAGTAACAGAGATGGAAAATAAAAATGCCACTAAAAAAAGGAAAGAGTAAAAAAGTAATTTCCAGCAACATTAAAGAATTAAAAGGTGCAGGGTATAAACGGAAACAAGCTATTGCCATTGCACTTGATAATGCCAGACGGAGCAGAAAGAAAAAGGTTTAAATGGATTTTATGACAGAAGTAAAGGATTCTTTCAAGGAAGAGAAAGAACGCCTAAAAGATTTGCTTGCATCAGGATCAATAGAGGACTATAACCATTATAGACAGATAGTTGGTTCCATTGGTGGAATTGAATGGTGTCAAGAAAGATTGATCAATACGTATAATATGAGGATGGACGCAGATGATTAAAATAGTAGTAACTCTTTTACTTTTTTTAACTTTATCTTTTTCTGTGCAATCTGAAGAAGGTCATAGTACTCTTCCCGGATGGTCTGCAGGTTATAGATATTACTTTGATATGGATGAAGATCAAAAAAGTAGGATCAGTCTATTTAGTAAATACAAATACAAAGATGGTAATTCATTTAAAATAGGTTGGGATAGACAAACTGGTAAAGATTTAAATCAGTTTGATACTAACATAGATGATGATGGAGTTATCTTTTTTGAACAGGAGTTTAAGTTCTAATGAAAATATTATTAATATTAATTACATTAACTATGATAACAGCATGTTCTACTGAACCTGTTAATTTTAAATATCATATACAAAATCCACATCCAGTACCTAAAGGAGATACATAAATGATAAAATATATAATAGCAATAGCAGTAGTAGGAGTCCTTGCCTATGGTACATGGTTTCTATATCATGATGATACAACTGAAGAAGTTGGACCACCAGTTACTAGTCAGGAAGAATAATGCCTGAGATATTTCACGTAGCTATGCTCCTTGTATGTTTTCATGGAGAGTGCACAACATTTGAGAGTGCACCTTACTCAAGAAATATAAGTGCAGAGCATTGTCAAAAAATGTTAAGGTATACATTTCAAACTCAAGTAGGTCCTTACTATGATAAGATCATTGACTTTGATGTAGATAAACCTGAAGATATAAAGATAACCTATGCAGGTTGTGATAAAACTAAACGAACACCTACTACAGATAATAATTGGAAGATAACCCCTAATGCTGATCCAGAATTATTTAACCAAGAGCAAAATGATCTTAGATGGCAACAACAACAAGGTACTGATATATAATGATGAATGCACATTTAGGAAGAGGAATAACAAATGATTCATGGATAACTAAAAATGATGTGGCTGATCCTTCTGAATTACCACACATTCCCGGTTTCCATTTACTAATTAGACCAGTTTCGGTTAAAGAAAAATCTAAAGGTGGAATTATTCTCCCTGATAAACTTAAAGATGATATAGCTTATCTTACTACAGTAGGACGTGTTCTTAAAGTAGGAGATCTATCATATGGTGATACTGATAAGTTTCCAAAAGGAGCTTG